CGTGCCTGAAGGAGGCAGGCGTGGGCCCCCCGCCCGGGGAGGCCCCCCCTATTTACATATTCCTCTTTAGCTCAGTTGGTAGAGCAGCGGACTGTTAATCCGTTGGTCGCAGGTTCAAGTCCTGCAGGAGGAGCCATCTGGGACAGTAGCTTACGCGGTCGGAGCACCGGTCTGAAAAACCGGAGGATGAAGGTTCGACACCTTCCTGTCCCACCACTTGGTGCCATCGACGAATCGGCTAAGTCACCTGCCTCTCAAGCAGGAGGTTGTGAGTTCAAACCTCACTGGCATCACCAACCATGAGGTGCGTTGGACGAATTGGTAGAGTCACCGCCCTTTCACGGCGGAATTTAAGGGTTCGACCCCCTTACGCATCACCACTACTTGGGAGAGTGGTAGAGCGGTCAATTACAGCAGACTGTAAATCTGCCGCCTTCGGGCTACGTTGGTTCAAATCCAACCTCTCCCACCATATTGCGGACAGGACAAACGGTTAAGTCGCAGGTCTCATAAACCTTGAGGAATCGGTTCAACTCCGATGCCCGCAACCAATTTTAATTCTACAGAAAGCGAGGTGGCTTGTATGCCCCGAAAAACGAAGCAAAATGAAATCACAAGCCCTGAGCTTTTGAATCAGGTCAACCCAGATAATGTTCGTTTGAAGCAAGACTTCATTGCATATTTGCAATCTGTCCAGCGTAGTCCCAAAACTATTGCTGGATACTCCAATGACATCGATATTTTCTGGGTGTGGAATTTGCAGAACAACGGGAACAAGTTTTTTCCTAAAATTTCCAAGCGCGATTATGCCGCGTACCAGCATTGGCTTATTAACGAGAATGGGAACTCGCCTGCGCGTGTACGCCGCTTGAAGTCTGCAATTTCTTCTTTGTCGAACTATGTCGAGAACATTCTCGATGACGAGGATGAGTTTAAGGACTTCCGTTCGACAGTTCGAAAAATTGAGAATCCGGCTATGCAGCAGGTAAGAAAGAAAACAGTCTGGAGCGACGAGGCTTTGGATAAGCTTCTTGATGATTTGCTGGCGTCCGGTCAAAACAAAAAGGCGTGCGCCGTTGCTCTTGCAATGTGCAGCGGTCGCCGTAAAGCAGAGCTGTGTCGATTCAAAGTGAATGACTTCAAAGATGAAAACCTCGTGTGCGGCGGAGCGCTGTATAAGACCAGCGAGCCCATTCAAACGAAGGGGTTCGGTCTTGGCAAGTACATCTACTGCTATACTCTTGCGAAAAAGTTCAAACCATATTTCGATGCGTGGATGGCAGAGCGCCAAAAGCTCGGCATCGAGTGTGAGTGGCTTTTCCCCGCCGGTACTACAAGTGAGCAGATGAGTGATACAACGCTCAATAGCTGGGCTAACACATTTAGCCGCATGACTGGTGAGGATTTCTATTGGCATAGTTTGAGACATTACTTCACAACACATCTTGCCAAACTCGGACTACCCGATAATGTTATCCAAGATATCGTCGGATGGGAGTCTGCCGACATGGTTCGTGTCTATAAAGACCTGAGCGCCGAGGAACAAATCTCTCAGTATTTCGATGAAAACGGAGAAATTCGTTCTGATGCTCAAAAGTCTCTGGCAGACCTGTAACAGAAAGGACGGTATAAAGGATGGATATTAAAAGGGTCGATTTGATTCAACAGCTTGTGGACAAGCACGGTTATACAAAGAAAGCTGCGACAAGTATCGTTGATGATTTCACTGACATTATTCTTTACAATCTCGGAAACGGAGACACCGTTTCCATCCATAACTTCGGTTGCTTTGACATCTTAGAGCGCAAGGCTCGCAGTTGTCCGAACCCGCAGACTGGCGAAAAAGTCGATGTACCTGCGCATTGGATTCCACGATTCTATCCCGGCAACAAAATGCGCTTGGCTGTCAAGCTGTGGGAAGATAGCACCAAAAGGGGGCTGAGGTAAATGGCTGAGGCTCCAAGACGTAAGAAGCTTGAGAAGACCGTTGATGATTCGATGACCATTCAGACTTCCCAAAAGTTTTACTGTTGCAGATGCGGCACATCATACAGCCGGAAAAAGGGCTACTTCCCAGTGAGTCATAGCCCCATGTATCGTGGCTCTGGCTTTTTGCCAATGTGCAATGATTGCGTTGAGGATATGTACGAACAGTATCGTGCAATGCTCGGCGATGACAAGGCGGCTATGAAGCGTATGTGCATGAAGCTCGACCTTTATTGGAACGAAGACATCTACGCAATGGTTGAACGCACGGCTGGCGTTCACTCTCGGGTTCGCAATTATATCGGAAAGACCAACATCATTCGCTATATTGACAAAACCTTTGACGATACGCTTGATGAAGAGGCGTTGCTTGAACCAGAAGAGGCTCCTACTGCTTCATATATTGCACAGCCGGAAGATATTGCCGAGGTAGACGTTGACCAAGCTCTTGTTGATTTCTGGGGTGCCGGTTATACTCCAGACTTTTACCTTGAGCTGGAGCGTCGCTATAAGGATTGGACTGGCGACAGGCAGGTCGTTGACCCGAGTGAGCGTGCGTTGTACCGACAGATTTGCTTGCTCGAATCCATTATTGCACGCGACAGTGCGCAGGGCAAACCAATTGATAAAAACGTTAACGCGCTTAATTCTCTGCTTGGCAGCATGAACTTGAAACCGGCGCAGAAAAAGAACGATGTAGATGCTGAACTCGACAAGATGCCGCTCGGCGTTGGTATCCAGAAATGGGAGTACAGCAGACCTCTTCCTGAAACGCCAAAGGAAAAGCGCGATATCCGTGGAACGATTAAGAATATCACAACGTGGTATCTTGGTCACGCTTGCAAAATGGTCGGCTTGCGCAACAGTTATTGCAAGATGTACGAAGACGCAATGGACGAGCTTCGTGTTAAACACCCAGAGTACGACGAAGAGGATGACGACTCCTTGTTGAATGATATCTTTGGCAGTCCTCAATCCAGCGGTGATATGTAATGGCGCCACCAAATCAAAGCAGACGCTCTCGTGTTATCGAGGGCATGGCGATTTGGGGCAGCTATTACCGCGAGAACATCGACATCTTTGTCGAAGAGTATTTGCAACTTGATTTTCTGAAATGGTTCCAGACCGCTCTTCTTGTAATGATGGACAGGAGCCGAACGTTCCTGTGGATTGCTGCTCGAGGAATGGGTAAATCATTCCTTATTGCCATTTTCGTAGTCATTCGCTGCATCTTATACCCCGGCACAAAAGTCGTCATTACATCTGGCACACGCGGTCAGAGTATTAACGTGCTGGAAAAGATTCAAACAGAACTGATGCCTGTATCCCCAAATCTTAGAAATGAGATAGATATGGGCGACACAAAGTTTTCTGGGCAGGACGCAAAAATAATGTTCAAGAACTCCAGTTATATCAAGGTCGTTACAGCTTCAGATAACGCTCGAAGCAACCGTGCGAACATCTTGATTGTGGACGAGTTCAGAATGGTTAAGAAAGATACCATCGACACCGTCTTGAAGAAGTTCCTGACAAGTCGTCGAATGCCTCCCTACAGAGATTTGACCCCGGCTGAGCGTAAAGCTGAGTACGCTAAGGAGCCAAACAAGTCCTGTTTCCTATCCTCTGCTTACTTCAAAGACCATTGGTCATACAACAAAATGCTGGATACATTTAAGCTGATGCTTGATGATTCTAAGACAGATTTTGTGTGCGGCTTCCCGTATCAACTCTCCATTCAAGAGGGACTCCTTTTCCCCGAAGACGTTGAAAGCGATATGCTCGAAAGCGACTTTAATGAAATCAAATGGAGTATGGAAATGGAAGCCATGTGGTTTGGCGCAGAGGACGGCTCATTCTTTGATTTTGACTCCATATCAAAGAACCGCCGTATCAATTACCCGATGCTACCGGATAAACTGACCGCCCTTCTTGGCAACAGCCAAAAGGTAAAAATTCCACCAAAGCAAAATGGCGAACGTCGCATCTTGTCTGCGGATATTGCTCTGATGAGCAGTAAAAAGCATAATAACGACGCCTCTGCTGTGTTCATCAACCAAATGCTTCCGACCAAAACCGGACGATTTATGAGCAACATTGTGTACGGTGACACCTTTGAGGGTATGCACACCGAAGACCAAGCTTTGGTGATACGCAAATTGTACGATGAGTATTCTTGCGATTACATCGTGCTTGACTGTACAGGTCTTGGTCTTGGTGTTTACGATGCTCTTGTCCGAGACATGGTTGACCCAGACACCGGAGAAGTTTATCCCGCATTGTCCTGTTGCAACAATCAGGAAATGGCTGACAGATGCACGACCAAAGGTGCCGATAAGGTCATTTGGGCAATCAAGGGTTCTCCAATGCTGAACTCTGAATGCGCGGTGCTTTTGCGTGAGGGCTTCCGTAGCAGCAAAATCCGGTTACTCATTACTGAGTATGACGGTGAAGCGCTTCTGTCCGACATCAAAGGGTACAACTCCCTCTCACCGTTGGAAAAGGTGACGCTCCAGAAGCCATATGTACACACGACCTTATTGATTGATGAGCTTGTCAAGCTTCAACACGAGGAGTCCGGTGGTCGTGTTCGAGTCTATGAAAAGTCTGGGATGCGCAAAGACCGCTATTCCAGCTTGAGCTATAACTACTATGTCGCCCTACAGCTCGAAAGCAAATATGGGCGCACAAAAACGGCAGACTTTAATGCGAATGATATATTCATGTTTAAGCCTCCGAAACTCAAATAAGAAAGGTAGGTGATATCTGAGTGGGCAAACAAACCAAGAAAACTAATGTTGACGGGATGATTGGTATCTCTCAGCGATTTGCAGTTTTGAATCGTCTTATCACGAGAGATTTGAACAACAACACCAGTGCTCCGACGTTCTCGCTGTATTCCAAGGACAATATCACGGAGTACCTTACAAACCCGTACACATATGAGAAGCAACTGCGTAAGGCTGTTACATACATTTATGGCGCAAGTTCTCATTTCCGCAGGCTCATCCAGTATTTCACTGGTCTTTCGGATTTCGCATACGTTGTCTCCCCATACCGCATTGACCCAAAGAGCGTAAACGTGAAGTCGGTCAATCGAAACTACCGTAAGGTTTTGAACGCCATGTCAGCGATGAATGTTCGTTCGCAATTCCCCAAAATTCTTACGGTCTGTCTCCGTGAGGACACATTCTACGGAACACTGTGGGTAACCAATGACAATATTACAATCCAGCAGTTACCGTCTGATTACTGCGGTATTTCCACAATCGAAGGTAATGTATTGAACGTAACATTCGACTTCTCATACTTCGATGCGCACAGTCAATATTTGGAGTATTACCCAACTGAGTTCCAACAGAAGTACAAGGTTTATCAGTCAAACCGCCGTGCTCGTTGGCAGGAGCTTGATTCACCCACATCGTTTGCAATCAAATGCAATAACGATATTCTGGATTATTCCATTCCTCCGTTTGCCGGTATTCTCCGTGAGGTCTATGACCTCGAAGACTATAAGCAACTCAAGCTTACAAAGACAACGCTTGAGAATTACGCTATGCTCGTAATGACGCTCGGTATCAACGAAGATGGCGACTGGCAAATGGATTTGGACAAGGCAAAGGAGTTCTGGCGTAATCTCGACTCGGTCTTACCGGAAGAGATTGGCAGCGTTCTCTCTCCTATGCCCATTAGTAAAATTAGCTTTGAAAAATCAAACACAGGTGATACTGACACTATCTCTGAGGCTGAGCAAAATATGTTCACTGCCGCAGGCGTGTCCTCTCTCCTGTTTAACAATGATAAGGCGTCTGCAAATGCGTTATTGCTGTCTATCAAAGCTGACCAAGCCATCACGTTTGGAATCGTAAAGAGCATCGAGGATATGGTGAATCGCTTTATTCAGTCTCAGAGCTACGGAAAGAACTTTAAGGTTACGTTCCTTGATTGCAGTCCATTTAACCGGAAAGAGCTTGGAGATATGTACCTCAAGGCTTGCCAATTCGGTCTCCCATTTATCTCAATGTACGCAGCTTCTCAGGGAATGTCTCAAAGTGAAGTCGATTGTATGAGCTTCTTGGAGAACGAGGTTCTTGGGCTTGCGAGTATGTTTAAGCCATTGCAGAGTTCTTCCACATTAAGTGGCTCGTCTGACAGCAATGCTGCTACCGATGAAGGCGGTGCGCCGCAAAAAGACACTGGCGACCTAACCGACTCTGGTGAGCAGACTCGGGAGGACGGTGACGACTGGTGATGGAGAGATTCATCTATGTGATTGGTGAAGATGCGCGAGACCGTCTCGTTAATATGGGTTATCACCTATTAAGAGAGGACGAGGCGAAACATATTTATGTGTTTCTAAACCAAGACAATCAAAATTTTTCGTGTGCGGACATTCAGTTTGCAATGTCTGACACTTTGACCTTCTAACCCGCACATCTGTGCGGGCTTTATTATGCCCAAAGATAGGTGGTGAACTGTGACATGAGCGAGAGAACCATGAGAATCGTGTTCTCTTCTGGTATCAGCAATTTAGTTGAGAAGAATTCCTCTTTTGATAGTGGCGTCCTTCGTGTTGCTTATACTGGCAAGAATCGCAACAACAGCTTCATCAGCAAGGAAACCTATGAGCGCTGTATCCAGAGCATTTATAACTGCCCCATTGTGTGTAACTACGACAGAGAGACTGACACAATTGGGTCGCACGATATAGAGCTTGTATCCACAGATGACGGCGGCATGAAAATTGTCAACGTTACTCAGCCGGTCGGCGTTATCCCAGAGAGCGCCAAGTATTGGTGGGAGGAAATCGAAGACAATTCTGGTGTCCATGAATATTTGTGTGTAGACGCTTTAATCTGGAAACGCCAAGAGGCGTATAGAAAAATCAAAGATGATGGCATTACAGACGAGTCAATGGAAATCTCCATCAAAGAAGGAGAAATGGTTGACGGGATGTACGTCATCAAACGATTTGAATTCACAGCGTTTTGCCTGCTGGGGACAGCAGAGCCCTGCTTTGAGTCAGCGTCGTTGGAGATGTTCTCATGTGACGGTTTCAAACAACAGCTTGCTGAGATGATGCAGGAATTCAAGGAAACATTTACTACAGCACAACCCTCGAAAGAGGTTGGCATACACCCACAAAATTATTCGGAAGGAGGAGAAGAGGTATTGGAACAGAAAGTTGCACTGATGGCAGA